TCAGCATAGTGTACATCTGCATAAGTGAATGCTTCCTGGCATGAGTTGAACGAACCAGCATAGACATTTCCTGATGGCATACCACTTAAACTTACTAGCAAAATAAACTCTATCATAATATATTATTCCTAATTATTTAATTTAAAAAATCCAATCTTGTAACCAAGGATTGTTTATAATCCAACCTAAGATGTATAACATCAAGGCTGTAGTTGCATACAAAATCCCTTTTGATAACATTGATATCATATTCAACTCGCTAATAGACTACAAGAAGGAGCCGATTTAAACTTGTTTATGTTACTGATAAGTGTATCACGATTCATTACACTTGGCAATGGATACTTACCAAATACTTTAGCATACTGATAACAATATTCTTCTTGCAATGTTTCTAATGCATATTCTTCTAATGCTACAGTTTGATACCATTGTTCATATTCCATAATATACTCCTATTATTTTTTTAATAAATCGTCTAGTATTACACTTTTAAACTTGTTTGTTTCTAGATTAATCTCTCCACCATATTTTTCAGATGTTTCAGACTTTAATTTAGGCTCATCTAAAGATTTATAGTGGTCTTGCGATAATTGTATAATTGCATAATGTACAACTTTCATCAAGTCATCCTTATTACGACCTTCTTTCTTGCCATACCTTTGAGCATACTTTAGAATATTGCCCATACAGAAACCTGTACCATGACCTTGGTCAATGATAATTTCAGTTGCCTGATAATTTTTAGTTTGAGCGTAATGTGATTCATAAGTCTTATTCACATAATCCATTATATCATTTACAATTACATTTTCACTAAACTTGTATTGTATTGTCATCTTGACGTCCTTTCTTCATATTTGCTTTTATTATAAGTTTTTGAGTTTTGGTTAATTTAGGGTCAATAAATCCTTTAACCTTTCTTTTTATTCTAGCAGAGTCTACACCAAGTATAGCACAATAGTTAATAAACGCCCAATGGTCTTCACTTTCTTCATTAAGAATCCAGTCGATTGCATCGGCCTTGTGTTTTAAATACCTGGGTCTCTTTCCCATGTACATAGTATCTTCAACTGCTTGAGTTATTATTGCCGTAATAAAGTTTTCATCTGGTGTCATTATATATCCTTTTCAATTTGCGAGAAGTATGCCCAATAGTGGTCACCGTTCTCTGTTACATATCCAATTGAACCTGCATAATCAAGTTCAGTATCATATTCTTGTATCTGTATACCAAGTTCGCCAGCAGGGTCATTTGTCTTTGTTGCGATTGATATGTCAGTTACTTTTCCATATCTTGTATTTGCACCAAATTTTTCATTTACAGTTACATCATCTTCTATTTTAATTAACACTCATTAACTCCTGTCAATTGAATATAGGCCTTTTTAGTAGGGTCTAATCTTAATGCAGGGTCTTTAACTTCAACCTTCTTGTACATATCTTCTGGTCGCCAAGCATCTTGTAAGTTAGACTCAATACTGAAAGAAATTTGACCTGCAAGTTCAGGCAATTTAGAAACAAAAACTTTTGCAAATTTATCTCTTTGTTCTTCATTCATGTTAGCGATAGTCTCAACGAGGCTATCAACTAAAACTTCATTCATTGTGTCTATCATGCGGCCTCCAACATTCTCATTGGCACTCTATAAATTCTACCAAGCATATCAACTAGACATCTACTCTGCATAATTTTAGTAATTACACCAGGAGTTTTTTTAGTCTTTTGAACAACATTGACCTTTTGACCAACCTTTAAAGTTGCTTTCGCACTTAATATCTTGCAATCATTAATGAAAGCTGAAAGTTCGTTAAGTTGAACAAGGTTCATTTTTTGTATTTCAGATTTTACATTTTTCATAATATAGTTTTCCTTCTGTTTAGTTTAAGTAAAGAGGACCAGTCCATGCGATAAAGTAATTACCGTCAAGCACATTTCCTCTTGGTTGATTTAAAGCAGGTCTGTTATAACTCGCAGGTTTTAACACATCACCTTTTTTAAATTTGCCGTCATCTTCTCTAATGATAAAAGCAAAAGCGCTTTTATTTTGAAGAACTTTAAAGTATTTGCGACCCATTTTAATTTGTGTTTCTGAGTCCCACTTAGCAAGTTGTTCAAGACGATAAGAAGATGTAGATTGACCGTCTTTAGGAGCAGTCCAATCATCGTAGTTCTCTTTAGCACCCGCCATCATATTCTTGATGCCAGATAAAAGAGAAGTTGATTTTTTAGTAACTAGTGTTTTCATAATATAGTCGTTCCTTTTCAATTGTTTATGTAGTAATTATATCGTAAAAGTAAGATAATAACAAGTCTTTTTTCATTAACCTTTACTAGTGGAAACCATTAAGCAGTTCGGGTGGGTCTAGTTCGTTGTCAATGACTTCATCAATGTTAAATGCATTGATATCAATTAAGTCAAGAGCAACATCTGATTCTAAGATTTCTTTCTTAGCCTCGTCTTTGTCGATAAGACCTTTTTTAAGGTTTTCGAAGACTGTTTCTACGAATTTTTCAGCTTCGTCCCAGTAGTAGTTTTTAGTTTTAGACATTATTTGTTCTCCTTTGTTGTTTTTTCATAATATACACATATTATACACTAAAATAGGATATAATGCAAGAACTAAATGGATTATTCCATGGAATAAAACCTTTATTTTTTAACAATTTAGAAAGCGCACTTTGTCGCACTCTAAAAACCCTTATTTTCTGTATTTTTTTCATTTATATGTATATTATACAATAAAAATAGACCCTTGTCAAGTAAAAAATGGATTATTCCATACTTTTTTGGTATTTTTGTCTTTTTTACTACTATTATACAATATTTTCAAGTTTTTGTAAAGCTCTTATAAATAGTTTATATGAAAATAAAGGAAAAATCAAATGTACGAGTATAAATGTAAAATTAGAAAAGTCGTTGACGGTGATACCGTTGATATTGACATAGATTTAGGTTTTGGTATATGGCTCAATGATGAAAGAGTGAGAATTATAGGCATTGATACTCCTGAATCAAGAACAAGCGATAAAATCGAAAAGATTTTCGGTTTAGCTGCAAAAGAGAGAGTGCAACAACTATTAGGTGACGGTGCTACTCTAATATCTAAAGTTAAAGGTGATGGTAACGAAGAAATGCGAGGCAAGTTTGGTCGTATTCTTGGTGATTTCAGAACATTACAAGGAGATTTACTAACTTCTAAATTATTGAAAGAAGGACACGCTGTTGCTTACTCAGGTGGTAACAAGGAAGTGGTTCAACCAAAACATTTAGAGAATAGACAAAGATTAGTCAATGAAGGTAAAGTAAATGTTGAAGGTATGGAAATAACCAAACCTGCATTAGTACAAAAACCAATCGTTGAAGAAGAACCGGTTGTTGAAGAAGTTTTAAAATACAAGAATGGTAACATACCAGTTAAGAAGAAAAAGAAAACTACTAAAATGAAATAGGAGATTATTATGGGATTTTTATCAAATATATTTAGCATTTTCAAGGAAGCACCAACAGTTAAAAAGACTAAACGTGCCAGGGAAAAAGGTAAATACAAAGCAGACGATAAATCTACAAAAGACTACAATGAAGCATGGGTAGGCGGTAAAGCACCAAAGAAAAAGAAGAAAAAATAATGCAAGGCATTTTTGTAATTAGAGACAAAGGTCATTTTTTAGAATTTAGTAATTATGACGACATACCTCAAAGTTTCGATAATGTTATAAGATTCGAACCAACTCCTCCTGAGCCTCCTCACACAGAGAAAGAACATAAGGAGATGGCAACTTACAATGTCAAGTTAAAAGAGTTAATGAAAAGAGAGAAAAACTAAAAATGGCTATTAGTGTAAGTGTTAGTCCTGGTTCTGGTTCAGTTGTAACAGCAACAGAAAGACTTGGAACAATTAATGCAACCATTACTGTTAGTGATGATACTGAGTCTGTACCTGGAGGGCCTACACCTGTTTCTTTTACTTCTGTATCATCAACGACACATCCTGGAATTACTATGACTTCAGGAACATCATCATGTACACTTGTAGGGACTTATGAAGATTCTTTTACTGATGAATTTAAATATGTTGAAAAAGGAAGTAGTGATTTAGCAGGTTCGCCCACAATTGTGATTGGACTTGATAACCTTCCTAGTAACAAATTATTTTATAATTTAAATCAAGATGCAACAGCTTCTGTTACGAAGTCGTATACTGTTACTGCAACTTCTAGTGGTGGTACAAATACTTTTACTGTTACACAGGTAGTTAATAACGAATTAGAATCAATCAGAAGTGCTGTGGCTTCTTATTATGTTTAGAGATATAAAATGCCAGCAGTAACAAGAGTTGGAGACGCTGATGTACCACATTGTGGTGCTATGGTTAGGGCGCAAGGTTCTGGAAATGTTTTTGCAAATGGTATACCTGTTAGCAGACAAGGTGATGTGAATACTACTCATTTACTACCTGGTGGTAGAACTTGTCCATCTCATAATGCTGGTATTACTTTAGGTTCAGGAACTGTTAAAGTTAATGGTAAAGGATGCGGTCGTGTTGGAGATAGTCTAAGTAGTTGTACATCTGTAGCTGCTGGGTCAGGTAATGTATTTGCAGGTGGATAACGGTATAAATATAGCACAGGAGAGATTGTTAAATGTCAAGATATGACGCAACACAAAGTAATGAAAGTAAAAGAAGCGCTAAAATCTATCGTGATTTAGATTTAGATTTTGAAGCTAATTCTGCTACAAAAGATATTCAAAAACTTAGTGATGTTGAGGCAGTCAAAAGAAGTGTTAGAAACTTGATTAACACTAATCACTATGAGAGACCATTTCATCCTGAGATTGGTTCTAATTTGAGAGGAATGTTATTTGAAAATATTACTCCACAAATGACTCATGCGATTTCAAAACAGATTGATTTATTATTAAAGAATTTTGAACCGAGATGTAGATTAGTTCAAATTAACGTACAACCGTTTATCGAAAGAAACGGATATAGAGCTTCAATATCTTTCTTTGTAGTGAACACTCCAGAGAGAGTTGAAGTAGAAACTTTTTTAGAAAGACTAAGATAAAAATATGGCAACTAAATTAGAAATATCAGAATTAGATTTTGATGGTATCAAATCAAACCTAAAAAACTTTTTATCACAACAAGACGAGTTTAGAGATTACGACTTTGAAGGTTCTGGTATGGCAGTTCTTTTAGATACACTCGCTTACAACACACACTATCTTGGATTCAATGCTAATATGTTAGCAAATGAAATGTTTTTAGATAGTGCTGATTTAAGAGCAAGTGTTGTATCAAAAGCAAAACAAGTTGGTTATACACCGACAAGTTCTACGACTTCATCAGCAATTGTTGATGTAACAGTTAATAATGCTAGTGGTGCTACACTTACTATGGCAAGAGGAACAAAATTCTCAACAACTGTTGATGGCACTTCTTATAATTTTGTAAACAACGCTGATTTAACTATTACACCTGTTGATGGTGTTTATAAGTTTAGTAATGTAGATATTTTTGAAGGAACATATTTAAATTTTAAATACACAGTAAACACATCTGATATCGACCAACGATTTATTATACCAAATGATAATGTTGATACAACTACATTAACAATTAAAATTCAAGAATCATCTTCTGACTCTACAACAAACACCTATACACTTGCATCTGGTATTACAGGATTAGATTCATCATCTAAAGTTTTCTTTTTACAAGAAGTTGAAAATGGTAGATATCAAGTTACTTTTGGTGATGGTGTTTTAGGAAAGGCTGTCGCTGATGGTAATATTATTATCATAGATTATATTAATACAAATAGAGCAGAAGCAAACGGCGCTAGTACATTTACATTAAATAGTACAATTGGCGGATTCTCTACTTCAACTATTACAACTGTTGACAACGCAAGTGGAGGTGCTGAACCAGAAACAATTTCATCTATTAAATATAATGCACCAAGAGATTACTCAGCACAAGACCGTGCTGTAACAGCAGACGATTACAAAGTTCTAGTTAAAAGTTTATATGCAAATGCTCAAGCTGTACAAGTGTATGGTGGTGAGGACGCAGCTATACCAGATTATGGTAAAGTTTATATATCAATTAAAGCAAAATCAGGTTCAAACTTAACAGAATCAACAAAAGCAAGTATTGTTGCAAGTCTTAAACAATATGCTGTTGCTTCTATAAGACCAATAATTATTGACCCAGAGATAACTTATCTTACACTCAATACAAATTTTAAATATGATACTGGTGCAACTACAAAAGATGTAAGTACACTTCAAACAAATGTCTTAACAGCAATTTCAAATTACAATGCAAACACCTTACAAGACTTTACTGGTGTTTTTAGACATTCACAATTGTTAGAAGATATTAACAATGCTGACACATCTATTTTAAGTAATATTACAACCATTAAATTATATAAGTTTATCACACCAACTTTAAGTGAATCTTTAAAATATACACTTTCATTTAACAATGCATTTTATAATCCTCATTCAGGTCATAACACGACAGGCGGTGGTGTCGTATCATCAACAGGTTTCAAAATTAGTAATGACGATTCAACTAACGAACATTTTTTAGATGATGACGGTGCAGGTAATGTTAGAGTTTATTATTTAAGTGGCACAACAAGAATTTATACAAGTACAAGTTTTGGTACTGTTGATTATACAACTGGTGAAATAATTTTAACATCAGCAAATATAACAAGTATTTCAAATATTGATGGTGCTGCTAGTACAAGAGTAAGAGTTTTTGCTATTCCTGATTCTAATGATGTTGTTCCTGTTCGTAATCAAGTTTTAGAGATAGATATTTCTAACTCAACTATAACTGGTAATATAGATACTGTTGAGAGCGGTTCATCACAGGCAGGAACTTCTTTTACAACAACTAGTAGTTATTCATCATATTAATGGTAATGGATAACAATGACAACATTTAAAAAAACAAATAAAAAAAAATTATCAAATTTAGTTAAGAGACAATTACCAGAGTTTGTTCTTTCAGAACATCCTAAATTTGCTGAGTTTATAAAGTCTTATTATCTTTTTCTAGAATCAGCAGAAATACGATTATCATCTTTTACTTCGGTAGACAATATACTTTTAGAAGGTGAAGGTGCAGCTAGTAATTTTGTCCTATTAGATAGAACAGATGCTTTTAGTTTAGACGCAGGTGATAAGCTTGTAGATGAAGAACTTTCTTTTTCAGGTACACTACAAAAAAGTGAAATAATAACTGGTGCAACATCAGGTGCTACAGCAACTATTCTTGCTGAAGATTTTTCTAATTCACGATACACCATTTCAGCAAATAATGCTTTCATTACAGGCGAAACTGTAACTGGCGCAACATCTGGTGCTACAGCAATTGTAGGTAAATATCGTGCAAATCCTGTTGAGAACATTCAACAACTTTTAAACTATTCCGACCCAGACCATACAATAGAAGATTTCTTATCGCAAATGAAGGAAGAGTTTCTTAAAACTATTCCAAAAGATACACACTCTAGTTTAAATACAAGAAAATTAATTAAGAATATTAAATCTTTATATCGTGCAAAAGGAACAGATAAGGCTCATAAAGCATTTTTCAGAATGTTATTTAATGAACCTTCAGAGGTATATAAACCTAATGAAGATATGTTACGAGTGTCCGATGGTAAGTTTTCTACAAATACATTTCTTCGTTGTACACAAACAGCAGCACAATCAATTAACAATTCAATATTTTTAATTGGTCAACAAATAAAGCAATCAAATAATCCTGCTGATGATGATATAAACGAAGCAACAGCAATTGTTGAAAATGTTACAAAGTTTAGAGAAGGTACTGTTGAGATTATTGAGATTGAAATTAATGATGAAACTACTGTTGGTACTTTTGTCAATGATGAAGTAATTGAAG